CGGCAGCGGTGCGGCCAGGCGCCCAGGGTGCCGGCGGGGACGCGGATGCGGAACGTGCCGGTGGTCATGTTGTAAATCGTGGCGGTGGCGGTCCAGAGCGTCGTGCCGGGTCCGGCGGCCCCGCCGCTGTACCAGCCGCCCCAACCATAATCCCAGTTGCCGCATCCCCAGCCGCCGAAGTTCGGACCATGGCACCCTCTGCTGTCGGGCCAGACGAACAGGGTGACCGCCGGCCCGCCGATGCCGCCGGACAACTCGATCGGCAGCGCGTCGGGGCTGTCGCGGTCGACGATTGAAACGAGCAGCGTGACGCTATCGGTACTGCCCAGGACGAGGTCGCGCGTGGGCACGCGCACGGGCGAGATGCGGTCGAGCGGCAGCGAGAGGGCGAGGGTGGTCATCGCTCACCGCATCCCCGGCAGGAAGATGAACAGCCCCAACAGCAGCACCGCGACGAACGCGAAGAACACATTGCTCGATGCGAACGGCGCCATCGGCGGCAGTGGCAGGATCGTGAGCAGCCACAAGAACATGACGACAACGAACAGGATTTCAATGATCATGCGACCCTCACCATGCGAACACTGCCGTTGCGATATTCACCGCCAACGATGACTCCCGCGCTCGCCGCCGCCGCGTCGCTCGCCGCGTTGACCGCCGGCACGCCTGGAACATTCGCGGCGCCGAGATTGTTGGCGATGACGTGGCCGGTTCCAGGGCCGGGAAAGTAGACCCCGCCCAGCGTGTTGCCGGTGAAATCGTTGTCCGTGATGATCACGTTATTATTAGTGGGCACCTCGTAAATATAAACGCCCCACTGCTGAACGTGCGTCGCCCGCGTATCGGCGAAACGATTGCCGGTGATGGTGATGTTGTTAAGTGGCCCAAACAGGGACAGGCCGCTGAGCGTCCACGGAGGACCGGCGGCGCCGTTTGAACCACTGTTCAGCACCATGTTGCCGCCGATCAGCATGCCGCCGCTGTCCGTGATGATCATGCCTTGCGTCTGCTGACCAACAACGGCGTTGCCAATCACGGAAATGTCGGTCCCATTCAGTTCCAGGCCGGACGATATACTGCCGCCGCCTGGGCCGATGTAGTTGCCCACCACCGACCCGCCGGCCATGGACGCCAGATTATACTGCGCGATCTGGCCGCCACCGACAGTCGCCGGTTCGGCGTAGCACTGGCAACCCTCGACATAATTTCCGATGACACGCGTTCCGGGGCCGTTGAAGCCGATCCCATCGATGCCCGTGCCAGTGACGTGATTGTTGATGATGAAGGTCTTAACGCCACCGATTGCCCAAATACCATAACCGCCCTGCGCCGTGCCCAGTCCGATGACCCGGTTGCCCTCGGCGCGGCTGCCAGCGCCGTTCAACGCGATGTGACCCTGTTGACCCGCGTTGATCACCTGACAATGGTAAATGAGGCTGTCGGTCCCTGTCGTACTGATCTCAAAGCTCCCGCCCGTCGCCGCCGGGCCGCCGCCGTCCACCGTGACATCGCGGATGACGAAGCCGTGCCCGGTCGCGGCGATCAGATGTCCGGTGACGCCGGGTTGGCGTTTTATGATCGTATTCCACGACGGCGCCGAGATCGTGACGTTTGGTTTCGCGATGGTGAGAGACGATGTCAGCAGGTATGTCGTGTTTGGGGATAACGCGACCATACCGCCCGTCGCCGGCAACGCGTCAACGGCCGCCTGGATCGAACCGCCCACGGGCACCGCGCCCGCGTTGGCGATCGCCGCGTTGAGTTCGTCGGCGTAAAGCGCGTCGCCCTCGCTCCATGGAAATGATGGACGGCCGCTCATGCCGTCACCGATTGCATCTCGCTGGTCGAAAGCACGCGGGGCCAGTAGCGGGCCGCCCGCAAATAACCGTTGGCCGGATTGGCTGGACCGGCGTCCGCGACCCCGAGACGCAACGTCGTATAGCTCGCCGGCGTGGATACCGACGCCGTTCCCGTGCCCATCACGCCATTGAACGCGACAGTCGTGCCGCCGGCGGCATACGTGGCCGCGATCTTGAACGGCACGTCCGGCGTCATCACGCCAAACGTCAGATTGGCGGCGTTCACATTACCATTGACGTTCGCGCTGGCATTGAATGTGTAAGCGCGTATCCAGGTGTTGGTGATACCGCCATCGAGACTGAATATTCCACGGAAACCGTTGTTACCGTTGGCCGGCAGCATGGCATCGACCATCAGCGTGCCCGCCGTTCCGCTGTACCAGGCCGCGAGCGGCATCGTCATGATGTCCTGCGCCCGCGTGACAGCGGAGGCCGCCGTTGGGATCGAGGATGTGGCGAACGCACCCAGTTCAACCTGCGCGCCCCAAGCGTAAATGGTTTGCACGGGCGTACCTGTCTGCGCCGGATCACGAAGGTCCACGCAGAACGACATGGTCCAACTCGCGGCGGTCAATGTCGGCGTTATGAATATGAACCGTTGCCATTGCGTCGTGAGCGTGAGGCGCGGCGCGGAAATGAACGACACGCCGCCGCCACCCAGATAAACCTGTTCACCCCCGACGGCGCCTCGCAACCAGATTGAGTAAGTGTAAATCGCCGCCGTCGCCGTGAATGGCTGATAAATGACACTGGCCGATCCGGCGCCGGAGACGGCGGGAAGCACCACGCGCGTGGCCGTCAGCGTTCCATCCGGCGCCGTCGCCTGATTGGCCGTCACGACGGGTGCCGCCGCGACGTTACCGTAAAGGCCCCACGCCGCGTTGGTGAAATCCCTGTTCCACAACGCAAGATTGGTGCGCGGTTCCTCGATCAACACACCGCGCAACGCATGCGTGACCGGGTCATAATCCCAGCGCGGAGCATTGATCGCCGCCGTCTGGATCGTTCCGCTCGCGTCGGTGTATGTCGCGGTCGATGCGCGGGTGAACGTGATACCGCCCGGCATGTTGCCGGGGGCCATGAAATTGAGGTCGAGTGTCTTACCGGGCGGCCCTGTGACGCGCACCCCACCGAGGCACGCATCCACGGCTGGCGTGTCGGTGACACATTGCCCGAGCGCCGATACCGACGCGGGAAGCGCGGCACCAGCCAGCAACAATGAGCGCCGACCTATCACCTCACCACTCGCGCGCCACGAACGCCTGCGTCGTGCTCGCGCCGATGATCGAATACGCCTGCCCTGACGCGGGAGACATGCACAGGAATTGCTGACCGACCGGGATCAGGATCGAGGGCGGCCCCGCGACCGCCGTCGCTGTCTCCGACACCCACAGGCTGCCCGTCGATTGGTTTTGGATCATACAGCCATGCCGGCCGCTCCACGCCGGGATGGCCACCTGCGCGGTGCCCCCGGCGGTGATGGTGCCAGAGCGGTCGGCGTAAGTGACAGCCTGCGCCAGCGCCGCCGTGGGCAACAACAGAACAGCCAGTATCAAAGCATATCGTTTTGTCATCAGAAATACTCCGCGACCATGCGCTCGCCCGAGCTTGGGAGCGCGGTGATGGTGAACAGCGTCCGCATGGCCTGCACCACGTCGGCGGGCTTCTGCTCGGCCGGCGGGAACTTCGGCGCCAGGTTGTAGGCCGCGAGCATCTCGTAGGCCGGCGCCGCCATCTCCGGGATGTCCATGCTCGTCCACCGCGCGATGCCCTTGCCGACCAGTTCGGTGTGCACCGCCATGACGCCCTCGACCGCGATATCGTGCGACGCGATGCCCATGGCGCCCCGCCGGACGCGTCCCTCCAGCAGCGCCACGGTCGCCGGATCGGCCGCCTTGCCGAAGCTGCTCGCCGCCTGCGCCGCCGTGAGTTTCACGTATTCCTCGACAAACGCGCGCGGCACGGCGGTGCCGTCCCACCACACCACGGCCATGGCATCGAGCGCGGCATGCACCGAGGCCACCTTGTCGAGCGCCAGGGCCTGGTCGGTGGGGCTCGGCGTTTCGTCCGAAGCGATGATGCCCAACTCGACCAGCGCCATCGTGGCGATGGTGGCGACGGGCACCATCTCGGTCATGGTCGGGCGGTCGTCGAGCGGCACCACGGTGACGTTGAGCCGCCGCAGGACACGCTCGGCCAACTCGGAAACACTGACTGTCACTTAAACCTCGCGAACTCACCACGAAGCCGAATGGCTGCTTCGCGGTAAGCGTCATGAGCCTGTTCCGGCGTTTTGAAATACCCCAGGAAGTGCGGGGATTTCTCGTAATGGATCTGAGCCATCCACCATTTGGCCTTCTTATCCCAAGTGACACCCTTGAACCCGGATGTATTGTTCTTCGCCAGCCTGGCGTTCCAATTATTCTGAGACCGCGAAGCAAGCCTCAAATTCGCTATGCGATTGTCCCGCCAATCACCATTGATATGGTCAATGTCGGCTTCCGGGATTTCCCCATGAACCAACAACCACGCAATTCTATGGGCTTTATACGGCCTTCGTTTTATCCGTAGCGTTACGGTGCCGTCGCCAAATGTTCCGGCCTGTTTCCCTGCCCATTTCGCATTCCATTGCACAGGGTGATCTGGCCGATGACGCCAGGTTAAAATACCGGTGTCAGGATCGTAGTCCAACATGACGCGGAATTGCTCCGCTGATGGCCAATCGTCTAAACGTGGCTTAGCCATTACCGCTCCTCGCATGAGTGGTGAGGGTGAGAAGCCCGGTGGCGTTCCCGCGCCGCCGGACTTCGTTATTATAACGTGTGTGATCAGATCGGACACAGTTATTATCTACCTACTTCTTCGACCGCGACTGTCCGCCCGCCGCCGGGTCGGTGATCACCAGATCCACCGAGGGTGGTGCTGCCGTCGAGCCGTGCGCGTTCGTGGCCGTGACGATGCAACTGGCCGCCTTGCCCGTGTCCGCCGCCGTCACGGTATGCGTAGCCGCGTCCGTGCCGACCACGGCGCCGTCCACCCTCCATTGATATCCGTAGCTCGTCGGCTCGCCCGTCCAGGTGCCTTGTGTGCAGGTCAGGGTGTCGCCCGCCTGGGTGACGGCGGGAACGGCGGTGTTGGCCGGCGCGGTTGTCTCGCCACCGGTTGGTGGCGGCGCGGGGCCAGGATCGCCCGTGATGATGCCCGCCGCGAGGCTGGAGATGCGCGTGGCCCGGCCCATCGGCGCCCCGGCGGCCCTGACAGCCCCCGCTGGGTCTGGCGCCGTGGGCGGCCCCGAGGGGTTCACGGGATCGAGGCCCAACGCGACCATGTGCGCGTCCCTCGCCATCGTGTTTTCCTCGATCGTCGCCCCCGCGCCACCACGCGCGCCAAGTGATCCCGACCCGTTGTAATCGAGGATCACCTGCGCGCCGACCGATCCCGCCGCCATCTGCGTCAGTTCCTCGGTCGTGTGCGGCGATACGAACGCCGCCCCGGTGACGCTGTTCGACCGCCCGGTGCGCTGGATCGTTTCGGTGTCGCTGTGCGGTTTCGTTGCCATTTCAGTCTCTCCTCATGGTTGACGCGGCGCCCCTGGCGGACAGACCAGCCGCGCCTCGACCAGTTCGCGCAGATGGTCGAGTTGTTTTTCGTTCGTATCGAGCCGCAGCATGATCGTCCTGCCGGGTTCCAAAGAGGCGCGCGTGCGCTCCAGATCGACGCGGAGGTGTTCCACGTTGATGGACAGCACGGACAGCGCGTGGGAGTTGCTCCAGGCGATGCTGACCAGCGCGCCCAGGAGCAACGGACCCAACGTGGCGGCCACCTTGACCCAGATGGGCATTCATGGATTACGCGTCTGCGACAGCGGCGGTGAACACCGAAACAATCCCGGCATCGACCGGCTTCGTGGTATCGACGGTCGGATCGGTGCCGAACCGCAACTTCCCGATGCCGCGCATTTCCTGGATGCCGACCCCGTGCATATATCCATAGTCACGCGTGTTGGTGGTTGATTTCATCCGTTGCGCCCACGCAACGCCCAGCGCCTGCGCGCCGCACAGCGCCGACATCGCGACGTCGATGCCGCCCGTGCCGGCCCCGGCGATGACCGGCATCTCCGGCACTTCGCGGATGATCACGCCGTTGTAGAGGATGTCCCCAGCCGTGAACAACGGATTATCGCGGCCACGATCCCACGCGTATTGCAACGTGTTGATGATCACCGGGTCCTGCATGAGATCACGGAACGGCAGGCTCGGCATGAACATCACGAACCATTCCTCGTCGTCGTTGACGGAAATTGGCCGGATGCGCGGCGACGCGGTGCGGGCAATGCGTTTCGCAAGCGTGACAATGGCGGCGGTCATCTTGTCGGCGGTGTTGTCCACCGTCAGCAGCGCCGTCGCCATGACGCCGGACACCGCGTTGCTCTTGCTCGCGCCGAACAGCACCCGGTCTGCGTTGTTGACCACCCAGGTATTGCGCTGGCCGGCGGTAGCTGCCGCGTAGGACACCTGCACGTTGTTGTCGGCGGTGATCGCCTCCAGCGACGTGATGATGTCGTTCCGCATCTTCTCCAACTCCCAGACCATCAGGGCTTCCCTGGCGGCCTCACGGAGGTCGATGACGGACTTCTGTTCGTCCCAGTCCGAGACGGCGACGGCGTGCCGGAACGCGGACACAACCAGGTTGAGGCTCCGGGCGTTGAGGATTTCCTCGTTGCCCTCCAGGACGGTGTTGCCGCTCACGCCCGCGCCGACCAGGCGGCGGACGGTCGGGAACACGACGGTGTCGCCGGCCTTCCTGGTGAGGTCTTCCCTCACCTGGATCATGGCACCCATGGTGGTGCCCATGTACCTCGCAAACTGATTTTTCCTGACGTACTCGGTGAAAAAATCGCTGTCCCAGATGAGCGGAGTCAGTCCCGCTCTGGCGGGAGTCACATTCATGTCGGCCAACGGGGGCCTCCTGTCGCGGGGGATTTGAGGGGACGTGAACGGACGCCCGGATAAAGCCCGGCGACGGCTCAACGCCCGATCAGTCCCCCGGCGACGGGGTCACGCTGCTTAAGGGCCAGCGGTGCCCAGCGCCCGTATCAACCCCGGCGACGGGTTGCCTTCGCGTCCGCGATGCGCCCGATTGTGCCCGGCGACGGCGGCGGTTGCTCTGGCTCGGCCTCGTCCTCACGAACGGCGACCGCGATCAGTTTAGCATCGGCGAGACAGGCAGCGATAGTCCCGTGCTTCTCCGCCTCGCTCTCCGGAACACGACGCTGGAGGCGCGCGGCGTAGAGGACGGCGGTCAGGGTGGCGAGGTCGGTCATGAGTCGTCATCGTCATCGAGCGACTTCAGCCTGGTCCCTCCCCACCAGCGTTCCTGACAGGCTTCGCAGAACCGCGCGCACCAACTATCGTTGTTCCACAGGATCAACGGCACGCTGTCATCGGGGATCGGCGCGTCGCAATAACTACAGTCCTCTGCCGCCGGTTCGTCAGGGCCGCCCCACGAGACCGCTAGCCAGTTGAAGCCTGGGCGCGGTGTCAGGAGACTCACCGTTTGCGCTCAGGTCGTTTCAAAATATCCTCCATTGAAAGGGGGCCGGAAAATCCGTTCATCCCCCGTGGCGCGCTGCTCCGCGCGTTCGCGAGGCTCGGCGGCATCCCGGCGACCGGCGAGACCGGCGGCGGATCGGCGCCGCGTTCGGCCTCCCATTTGGCCCGAAGTTTTTGTTCATACGCCGCCGGGTCGGTGCCGATTTCCTCGTGCAGCCGCGCCGTCGCGTTGTTGTCGATCATCCATTGGTAGGGGTGCGGCTGCGAATACAACTCGCCCCACAATCGCGGCTCGGCCTCGCCGCGCCTTTTGAAGTACTCGGTCTCCGCGTCGATCTTTTCCTTGCCGTGCTTATCCATCGCCATCATTTCGGACGTGTTCAGGCGCTCGTTCAGCACCACGCCCCGCATCCGGCGCGTGTAGCCCTCAGGGTCCGTCGCCGGGTCTATGGGCGGTAGCGGCTGCGGCGGCGGCGGTGGGGGGCCTTTCTTCGCGTCCTCAAGCTGCTTCGCCAGCGCGTCCCGCTCGGCCTCGGCGCGGCTCGCGCGCTCGACCCAGTTCTGCCGGCGGGCGCGCTCCTTCTCGTAAGCCGTGCGCGGGACGATCGGCTGGCCCGGCTCCGGATCGCCGGGTTCCGCGTCGTCGTCCGGGTCGGGCGTGGCCTTTGGCGATGGCTCTGGAGCGGTCACCCTGGCAGTCGGTGGCCTATCCTTGCCGCCACTACCACCGCCGTCTGGCGCGGCCTCCGGCGATCTCTCGGCGGGCGGCGCGGGGCCACCACCATCCTCCGGGTTGCCGCCCTTCAGGAATGCGTCGAGGTCGCCGCTCATGGCCCGCCCCCGGGCTGCTCCGGCGGTGCGAGCGCGTTCTGCCGCGCGATCATCACATCATTGATCCGCTGCACCGCGCTGTGCCGCAGATCGTTCGCCCGCGCCTCGTCCACCGCCGCCTTCGCGTGCATGCCCCGCAGGTTCGCCCCGTCCATCATCGCCTGCACCTCCGGCGGCACCACGGTGCCCGGATCGGACGGCGGGTCCGGTGGCGCGTTCATGTCGTTCCATCCGGTATGCACGTCGGCGATGTGATGCACCACCGCATGTTGGCGCTCCTTTGCCAAAGCGAAGTCGGCCGCCGCCTTGGCCTGGGTCGCCGTGGTATCTGCCTGTGCCTTGTCCTGCGCCATCTTCTGCATGGTCTGCTGTGCCTGAGCCCGCGCCTGCTGGCTCTCCTTCAACTGTTGCAGGATCTGATCCTTGTTCCGCAGGTTGCTGGCCGCGATCAAAATTTCGGGCGGGATCAAACCCGGCTGCGTGCCGGCCAACTGAATCAGAACCTGGAATTGTTCCGCCTGAATGCTCGGGACATCGATCCCTTCTTCGATCGTGATGTCCACATCCATGTCCGTTATGTCGTTTTCGATCCGGATCACCTGCTGCAACCTTGGATCACCCGGCACGATCCGCATCGCCTGCATCGCCTGCGCCCGCTGCTGCTCCGGCAGTTTTGCAAGCTCATCCATCACGCGCACCGGGTGATTGATGCCGACGTATTTGGTGTTGCCCAGGTCATCGGTGACGTGCACCCAGCGCCCCGCCGTCCAGTATTGCCGCGCGGCCATCCACGCCACCTGATAGAGCGTCCGCGACCACATCCGCAGCGTGTCGGCGATCGGCTCGTGCGCCGCCGCCCCGCCGGCCTGCTGTGCCAGGATCGCCCGCCCGGACAACTCGCGCGGATCGGTGCCGGACATCGAGGCGTTCGGCCCGGACGCCTGCATCTCGGCGGTCGCGTGTTGCAGCAGCTTGAACTGCCCCTCGGCCAGGTCCGCCGTGTCGTGGATCTCGAACTTCATGCCGGGGTTGATGACGACCAGCCCGTCCGGGCGCGCGACCTCGCGCCGCGCCTTGTCGATATCAGCGACCGCGCCGTCTTCCATGATCACCTGCTTGACGCTCAACAGGTGCAGCGCCTTGCTGCGCCGCTTGTTGATCTCGTCCTGCTCGGAGATCAGGTCGCGCACCATGCCGTAACGATTATTCTCGCGGTCTACGTGCGCGCTGGCCATGATCAGACCACACGCGGAGCGGGCCTTGTGATCCAGGTATGGCGATTTCGTCGGCTCGGCCAGGAAGCCGGCGCGAGTCAATGTCGCCGCCCACCACTCGTCGCGTTCGCGCCAGTGGCACTGCACGACGCGGATGCGTTCGCGCGTGCTGTCGCACCACACCACTTCGTTCGGCCGGTCGGTATAACTCCCGTCCCGCGTCTGGAACGTATCGCTGATCAGATCCTCCGCGTCGGGCCACATCTCGTAGGCCTCGTCACGGTCCATCCAAATGACGATGCCCTTGTAGCGCGCGTCGCTGAAGTCGAGGCGGCGCGAATGTGGGTCCCAGAACAGACGATCGAACGGCACCTGAGTGATCGTGATGTCCGCACCACCCTTGCCGTCGTCCTCCAGGCCAAGTTCGGCCCCGCCAACCCCCTCGACCATCATGTTCTCGTAAACATCAGACCGGATCAGCGGAAAGTTGTTGTCATCGGAAATGTAACGCAACGCCTGGGTCGCCGCGTCGGCCTTGTCCTCGTCGGCCGGATTGCGCGCGAACGCCTTCGGGTCGGTGCGCGATTTGCGCTCGAGGCCGCACATCAGTTCGATCTTGCGCGAGCAGTAGTTGATCGTCACGTCCGGCTGTCCGCGCGCCTTCAGTACGTCCAGTTCGGCGCGTGTCCATTGGTTTCCACAAACATAGTCCCGGTCCCGTTGCGACAGGCGGCGGCCATCAGAGGTCGCCGTCTCGCCGTCCTCGAACCATCGCACGAGCCGCGCGTGCAGATCGTCCAAATTGCGCGGGTAGCGGTCGGACGCGATGCCGGGACCACCCTTCGGCCGGGATGCCTCGGCGGCCGCCGGGTCTGTCGGCGGGTCGGGGTAGAGGGCCTGGGACATCAGGTGGACGCGACCGGCCGGATCACTTCGCGGATCGAGGTCTGCCGCGCGGCGGCCATGGCGTCGGCGAGCAGCGAGCGCAGCCACTCACGCTCGATCTTGTAGCCCATGTCCTCGGCCGCGACCATCGCCGCGTCGGCCCACTTGTCCGGATCGTCGCGCACCGAACGCTGGAACTCCGCGCCGGACAATGTGCGAATGTCGGTCATTGCGTAGCCTCGTACAACAAGTCACGGGCCGAGCCCGTGTAGGTGTCATCGAACGTGGCACATATCTCGCGCTGGATGCATTCCTTTAGATCCAGCCATTGACCCATGTTCATCATTATGTGCGGGTGCATTTTGGAAAACACCTCCACCGCTGCACCTGCGATGTCATGCGCATCTCCAAACACGTTGCTCACGCCACCCTCCGGCGCGTGCGCTCGATTTCCCGCCGATCCCATCTTTTGAACCCTTCGCGTGACGCCTTCTCGTAAGCTGTTTCAACCCACGGGTGTCGGCGGGCATGGTAAATGCAGTGATTATTGCAGCCGTCCAGCCACATCGGACTATAATGAACATCAAACCCATCTGGCGGCGACTGGCCGTGCATTTGCTCACAACGCCTGGCGATTTCGGCATTCAGTTCCGTGAACCGCTGCCTGGCCCAGTACGTGTCCTGGGCCATGTCCTCTTCGGCCATGTCGCGCCACACTTTTAACGTCCAATACCCGACATCGGACAGGTCGCTGAAGGTCATCACGCCACCCTCCAGTCACGCACTTCGTTGTCGTCACGATTGAACGCCGCATCCCAACTGTCGCGCGGGCGTTGCCGCTCCGCGTCGCGGATGTAAGGTCTGCTCATGAGCGCATAGCGTAACGAATCTGCGGCGTGATCTTCCGACTCCGTATCGATATCCTCGGCCCTGCTCGCATCATGCTGCATCGCGGGTAACGTCCGTATCAGATCGCGGCACGTCGAGAACAGCACCACCATCGGGTTACCGTCACCATCACCCACCAGCCGCGCGCGCACCTGATCCCAGCCGCCCATGGCACCTCGTTGCGGCACGCGTTTGTTATCCGCCGGCCGGAACACGATGCGCGCCGCCTGGGTCATCCTGGACGCGATGCTCGGCCCCCCGTCCTCGCTGAAGATCGCGGGGTCGGCAACGCCCACCATCATGCCGCTGGCGGGCTTCGGGTCATCACGCTCACGCGCGCGTATGCCCTCGGCGACCTGCTCCGCCGTCATACGCAGCCCAACATTCGGCTCGTTCGGCTTCATGCCGTACCACTCGCGGTAACAGACGAGACAGCCGCGCGCGATATCAGGAACCGATCCATCACTGACCGCGAACCAATGCACCGCGAACGGCCGGGCCGATCCCCAGTCGAACGAGCGGAACCGCGCCCAGTGATCGGGGAGGGATCGAGGCATGATGATGTGCCGGTCGGTGCTGAACTCGGGGAAAAACGCCCCGGCGACCACGTTCCAGTCGCCCTCCAGCCACGCGCGGACCAACTCGGGCGAGCCGACGAGGTGCAGGCGGTTGATATACGTGGGATCGTTCTGCAACAGGATACGATTATCCTGAATGCGAGACGGTATGTAGATGAAACGATGTTCCTCGCCGTTCGGCAACTTGCGGACGAGTGGAACCATGCCGCGAGGCGCCGGGTCTATGTAACGGTGCTTGATCCACTGTTGCCCGACACCGCCGGGATTGGCGGTGAGGATCAGTTGCGCGGGTACGCCACTCTTGGAACGCAACGCGCCGAACAGCATGTCGATCGGCTTCGGGTCCTCGAAATTGCCCGCCTCCTCCACCGCGCAATCACTGATCGATTGGCCCTGGTATTTGCTCGCGTCGGAGACATTCTCCAGCGGACGAAACCGCACGCGGCCACCACCCGGCATGCGGAACTGGCGCGGCTGCTCGCGCCACTCGGCACCCAGCGGGATATAGATTTCCTTGGCGCGCTCGATCAGGTCGTCAGCCTGCGGCATTTCCTTACGGAAGAACACGCCATTGAAGCCAACGCCATAACGCTGCGCCTTCACCGCCCACTTCCCAAGAACGCCGTCCGTTTTACCTCCGCCGCGCGCTCCACCGAACAGGATCTCAGTATAGGGGCAGGTAACCAGCTTGTGCTGCTGTCCCGGCTGCGGCGCCCAGACGAGGCGGGCGGGGACGTTATCAAGCGGCATGGCAAGCCACTAACGGTGCGAAATTGATCACTAACGGCCGTACAGAACCCGGTGGCGTCCGTAAACGCTCGTTTGATCGGGTGGCCGGGTCAGGTTTCATCATCAGGTTTCGTAACGTTAAGCGCGGTCCATTGCTCGATCGTCAACGGTGCTTCGGACAGCACGCGGTGGATGTTCAGATCGGCCGTCAGGGTCAGCGAGTCCTGTTGTCCGAGCAGTTGCTTGCCGAGCCATACGAGCATCGTTGGGTTTTTGTCCGAGACAGCGGCCTGCCACTGCGCCCGGCGCAACGTGGCGCGTCCCAGTTCGGCACCGCGCTCGATGGCGGCCTTAACCTCCGGGTCTTCCGCGAGATGCTTGAAGAATGTCGAGTGTGGCGTGCCGCTTAATGCCTTGAGTTCGTGCATCGTGCAGCCGATCGACGCACCCCGTTCAAGCACGCCAAGATCGATCTTC